TCCCTCATCCCTCTCTCTTAAAAGCAGCATCCCCGCTGCGATGTAATATTTTGTTTATTATACCCTAAATGCCCATATTTGTACACCAATTTGCAAATATTCTTGGCATTCGATAAAGTCTAATGATTTTACATATTCAACTTTTTTATTACGTCAGTCTTTCCGCCAATTTTTGCGCAGTTTCCCAGAAGTTTTTGACGAATTTTTGACGTAAATCCGCGTAATTTATTTGGAGATATAAGCGTAAAGTAAAGCAGCGGATACACCGATCCATAGATTTCTTTGTCTAGTCTTAACCCTAATTTTCCGCTTTGCCTCGTTTTCTAACACTTGTAAGGATCGATTTGCACTCTCTAATGATTTCACTGTCCGATCGTTCAATCTCCTCGATTCTTCCAGCTGTACTTTGGCTGTTTCTAATTGCTGATTGGCTTCGGTCAGTTGCGTTTTCTGCTCGGTCAAGAGCTGCTGCTTGGTCTCGTTGTTCTTCTCGAGCTGATTCAAGTTTACTTCGAGTCTCGTCAGCTCGCTTTCCGATATCTGATACATCGTTTCTGCCCGACATGAAGTACCAGCAACTCCCCAGAGCAAACAAACAAGTAATAATGATGATAATCTTTTTGTAGTTTTGCACATCTATGCCTCCTGATTTTGGTAATAGATAGCTTTACCACGAATAATATCTCCTCCGCTCCCACGTTCGTCGCTTTGATGTAGGAAGAGCAAGTCCCATCTACAGTCTGGATCGCCAGAATCCAGATCGTAACCATCGACAGTTGCAATTTCTGCATGAGTCATAACATTATCTTTTGTGATGTCCATACCCATTTCATCACAAATAGCAGTAACTACCATCGCTAGGACTTCGATCTGCTCATCGGTTGGTGGGTAATCTCCTATATCGTCCGGCTTTGCATTATAGCAACAGTCCAACGTGATAGCGATAGACCCGGAGTTTCTGCGCCACGTTGCAGCCGGCCGCACGTCAAAGTCTCTTGTTTTTACAATCGTTCCATCTCCATGGATACAGAGATGATATTCACTAAAGTCCTGACTATATCTTCCTGCTGTCCAGTGTAAATAGATTCGCGGCTTACTGCCTACGGCTTCCGCCTGAGCAATAATATCATCTTTCGCTAATCTAATTTTCCCTCTGATATCTTCGAGCGTCATGATTCATCCTCCCAAATCAATATTTTCGATCTCTGCTCTAACTTCGAGAATATGGATATAACTTTCCATGTGGAATGCCTGCTTCTTTAGAAGTTCTAAGGCACAGTTTGGCTCAAAGTCGAGTGCCCCGGCTTCGTACTTGACAAGCATTCTGTGTAGTTTTCTCCACCGAATTTTTACTTGTCAATATTCTGCTTTGAAACGTTCTTTCCAATCAGAGCTATTCATTCCTTCTATAGTGTCTTCGATTTCCATTTTTATCCTCTTTTCCTCCTACATTCTGCGCTTTCTTCTCACTACGTCCGCGAGGTCTGCAAGTGCGGAAACGCCTGCGTCGTTCAAGTTCTCGATAACGGATAATAGCTCAGTCGCCGCGAGGTAGCCGATGCAGACGGTCATGAAGAAGGCGGGCATGTGCATGTCCTTGAACATAAAATCGACGACGCCAGATGCAAAGGCGATCAGCATGTACATCATGATCTTGCTGATGAAGCGCGTCTTCATGACATCAGATGAGATGAGTCCCCGCCTGTGGGCTTCGGGAATCATTCGGATTTCTTCAGCGAGCGTGCCACCTTCCGTTAGAGGCTTGGCGATGGCGAGCCACTTGGTTGCAAGATCGAGCAAAATGAGCACGGCGAAGGCTGCCATGAGTTCGGCGTGAAGCTGCAGCATGGCTCCGACACTTGCGGCTGCTGCTTTCTCAAGCCACCCGGCCCCCAGTGTGCGCACGCCTTGTTTTGTGTATTCGTAGAGCGTGTTAAAGTCCATAACTTCCCTCCCTATCTTTATTTTTGACCATCTTTTTCAGCTTTTCGATGTGCCTGACTTCATCGTTATACTCAAGGTCCAGGTTGAGTGCGATCCCGAGTTTCTGAATCAATGCGCTTTGGCGTTTGATGATTTCTGCCTGCATGTCTATGGCGCTGGACTGCATGTCTATCACTTCGTTTGTCGTCATGCGTTCAGTGCCTCGAGTTCTTTCTGAAGCTGATTGATTCTATCTCGCACAGCCTGCCGGTCTTTCAAAAGTTTTTCAGTGTCATACGGATCGGATTCGTTTTTCAATCGTGCTTCATAAGTTTTGAAAATCTTGTAGTCTCCGATTTCGGAATTTTCTCCGGAGAGTTCAGTCTTAAGGTTAATGATTTCCTGCTGTTTGACTAGTTTCAGTCTTGTTTTCTCGTCCATTTTCTGTTTGCCTCCTTGCATATAGATCCATGTTGGTTAGTGTGTGAAACGCATTGTACTTTCTTTTGTCGCCACGCCATGAGCGGTATTGGTTGGTGTAGTCTTCTATCGTCATCTCGCCGTTTCGGACTTTTTCTCCCAGCCTTTTCAACTTTCTCCGCTCTCTTTTGGTAACATCTCTTGGTATTTTCTTGATGATCTTCCCGGTGCTGGTGATGAGATATCTGGTCTTTAGCCATGTGAACCCGTGAGAAAGTTTGACGATCTGCGTTTTCCTCGGGTTAACGTGGATGCCCAGTTTCTTTGCTATTTCTTTGATGTTCTTCAGGAGAGCCTTTAGAAAGTCTTTGCTCTGGTGCAGGATGATTCGATCGTCCATGTAGGCGTCATAGCACCGTACGGCCTTCACGGTCTTTACATAGTTGTCTATGGGCGTCGGGTACAGGATGCCAATGATTTGTGACACCGGTGCACCGATACCTAGAGATTTTTTCATCATCCGTTTCCCCACCAGATATTTCTTCTGGACGTTCATGTATTCTAGCGAATTGAATACTTGGTTTTCTACGTTCGGATCATCCGTATAAGATATATCTACTTCGTAGGTCTTTAGGATTCTACGAACTACTCTATCCAGCTCTTCATCGTGTAATATTTTCTTCAGCTGCCCTGCGGCGATGCCGTGCCGGATGTTATCGAAGTACTTCGAGAAATCAATGATGAGCGCATATCCTTCGCGCCCGTATCTCCGGTAATGCCAGCGAAGATGCTCTTCGAAGCGGCGCCTCGTGAAAGACAGCCCTCTTCCCTTGAGTCCTGCACCATTGTCATGGATGATTCGTTCTTTTACCATCGGAATGATGACACTATCACAAAGAGCATGCTGAAACACGGCGTCCCTCGGAACCATGGATTTGACGAGTCTCTCGTGTCCGTTTTCATTAATGCGGAATACAGAGCCGGTACCGGGGTGGTAGTTTCCGCTTTGAGTTTCTTTCTTTAGTCTGGATATTTCTGTCAGCCGATTTAGAAGAAATCTCTGTGACTGGTACTTCCAGCCGGACGACCTTGCGAGTTTGGCCGCCGCTTTGATGTAGTCTTCCGCTTTGATGTTCATGATGATGCGCCGCGCTTATAGCAGCAATGCCCTTAGACAGCCGCGTCGCGGCACTTATTTACCTTTCGGATGGATACACGCTCATTCCCTGCTAGTGACATTCAGCATATAGCCTTTAAATGTCTATGAGAAGCGGGCGGACGCCGTTCACGTTCGACGCGTTGTTGTTGTTCGCATTGCCGTCGCCGTTGGCATTGGCGAAATTGCTAGCGTTCGCTTCCAGCATGTACCCATTGCTTTTTACTTTAATGCCTGCTTTCTTTTGTTGTCTGACTTGCGCCAGCCTTTCAGCAGGGCGATTTCTCGGTTGATGGAGTCCACGTATTTGAGGAGCTTGTCTGCATCGACCGGCAGAATATCGGCCGCTAGTTCGAGTTCCTGTTTCAGGCTTTCGCAGTCCGCAATAGCAAGATCCTGTGAGTTTCTTCTGAGATCCCCTTCCGCTTTCGTGGTTGCCCAAATGGTGTAAGCCCTGGTGATGTGTTTCATCATGTCGGCAAGGTGCCTTAGGATTTCTTCTCTGACATGATCTATCATCCATAGTGGGTAGTCGTCTATGACTTTGTGTTCCCCGTACTTGGTCAGGAGCTCGGTGAACAGTGCTGCATCTTTGTCCTCCCATTTCTTTGTGTAAAATCTCGTCTCCCGGATGCGCGGCTTGACGCCAAAATCTCGCCCCATGAGGAAAATAAGCTGTCGCCTTAATTTGCATGCATTCATATAAAATTCGAGTTTTGATAGTGTTCTGTCTTTTGCAAGTACTGCCATAATGCCTTCTTTCCACGCGCCCCATGGAGGGGCGCGGTCAGGGTTAGCGGAGCAGGAAATACGGGCGGACGCCGCCCACGGTCGACGCGTTGCCGATGCTCGCAAAGCCGCCGCCGCCGGCAGAGGCGAAAGCGCTAGCGGACGCTACGTCTCTCAACCAGCACCAAGAACCTTTTACGAAGTTCTTTTCGTATCTAAAAATGGCGAGTTGTTTGTTGAAGTCGCCTTCTTCCTGTCCGGAGGATGCGAATGGGTGGTTCCCGTACATCATAGCCTGATTGCAGATATTGACTTTGATATCATGACGCCACGGATAACTTCCGTCTGTCGCTCCGTCCTCCCCGCTCCAATCCCAGTAGGCACTGCCAGCCCATCCCGCGCCTGCGCTGGACGCGGCATTGGCGTTCATGTTATTTGTGAGCAGTTCAGAGTGTTCGAGAATGTGATCCGCCCCAAATGCGTTCACGATACCTGCCGTGTACTTAGGGATAGTGGTCTTGAACATTTCGCTCTTCTGATATCCGCCCGCGGCGGTGTTTGCTGGGTTCATCCTCGCACTACCAAGAGCGATATCCGGGATCAGGATGACATGGTGTACATTCGGATTTTTATAGCCTCTATCGTAGTGGTAATCGAGATCGGCTACCAACCACTTGACGTTGTTGTAAGCAGTCCCGTCAATGGTAACGGATTTGATGATGTAATCTCCCGGAAAAATGTCGTCAAACGTTCCTGCTTCGATAGCTTCGCTCATCTCGCCGCTGTTGAAATAGGTGGTGAGGTCCTTACCGCGGTAGATGCTATTGTGCGCGGCTGCAGATTTTGGAAACAATGTCCAAAAAATTTCCTGCGTTTTTATTCCTGCTCCAGCATCAATGGCTTCTGCCAATCCTACTACCTGCGATGCCTCTGTTTCTGGATGGGAATCTTCATAGGCTCCTGTTATTTCGTTTCTTGTCTGCCATACTTCTTTCTTTGCCATTTTATTCTCCTTTCACCCATACGTCGACGTCGTCCGTTGGCTGGATGTTACTACTAACTATTTTCCACGCCAATCTGGATTTCCCGTCTATTTTGATGATGAACTTTGGCGCAATCCCTTTGATTTCTTCTGCCATATCCGCAACTTTGATTTTTGCCGTCTTCCCTGTTTTGTCTCTGATTGCGTTTCCAATGGCAGTAAGATTGGTGTCTGATACTAACCCTTTCATGTTTCGCCTAGAATCCTTTCTCGTCGAAGCTTTCATAATCAGCGGCTGTGCCCGTTCCTGTGGTAAATGTCCCGTCGGCTTGATAGAACGTCTTCCCTGCTTTGACGTCCGCTGCTGTGGCACTGGTATCTGAAATCTCGACGTACTTTGCCGTACCTCCCGTATCTATAGGAATGTTCACGGAAGGCACACCGGAGTAAATGGCTCCGGCTATCTTCACGTTTTGTTTCATAGCGCCCCCTATTTGATGGTGATGGCTTTGGTAGTAGCGTCCTGCGTAACGGAAATCAAAGTGAGTGTGCCAGTCAGTTTTGAACCATTAGCAAATGCTATTTTCCCCTTGATGATTTCGCCTGCAGCTGCTGTCCCTTCTTTGGTTTCTACGACGCTGCTAGAGCCGCTCACTCCCAATACGGTGACGCCCGCTTTAATATTTCCAGGAATCAGCTTGGCCTGCTCGGCTGCGTCAATGACGACTGTACCGGCACCACTGTGATACCCCGCCGGAATGGTGTACTCCCCGTCCTTGGTGCCAATGGTGCCTGCTACGGCTCCATTATTCGGCATAGAACCAGTGGCTGGGCCCGTGGCGGAATGTGCCGTCTTCCCTGTCAAAATGTGGGCGGCGGCCGCTGTGTCTGCTGACGTGTCGTAGAAATCTGCATTCCCTTCGCCCTGGGCTAATGGGATGGATACTTTCGGTACGTTTTCATAAGTAGCGCCATTGATCTTTACACTTTTGCTCATACTCTTTCTCCTTATTCGACGATCAACGCTTCTCCGTTGTAAGAAATTTTCCCGTAGTTCTGAGGGATCTTTCTGACAATCACTTTAGAAAGGCAGCCTCTCACTCCTTCGGGCGTGATGATCTGATCCTTGGCTGAAGGAATGACTTCTCTTTCCTGGTATGACATTTCTTCTCTGGAACCAAACGAGAGAAACTCTCCTTGGATCTGAGGTTCTGCGGTGAAGATTCCTTTAAGCGGTCCCATCAGAACGTCACCTCTTCGCAGATCTTCAGAATATGCGGAGGGATAATGGTTCTTACTGTCCCGCATTGCTTCGTAAGCTGCACGTCATAGCAGTATCTTCCGTATGGAAGGGCCTTCGTGTCTTCGGGCATGAGAAACAGCACCCCGTTGGTGATTTCTTTTTGAAAAAGTGTTTCGCCGTCTGTTGTCTTTTTCTTGACGGTAAAAAGGACTTTGTCTCCCTCTTCGAATGTGTACTCTGTATCATCCATGTACGTGACTTTTAAAGGGAATACGGCAGTGTCTCCCCTTGTCAGGTACAGATTGTTCTGTATGACTTTGTACATAGCTTCCTCCTAGAATGATCTCTCATCAAATTCAAGGATCATGGAAATGGCGTCCTGAATTTTCTGTGAGGTTTCGTCTTTGGTGTAGTAGCGTTCTGGGTCAAACCCCGCTGCCTCTTTAGCAACTTCCGCGTAATGCTTTGCACTCTCTACTTGCTGGAGAAGTTCGTCTTTCAGATTTACACCGTATGTATCAAGACTTTCCAGTAGTTTTCTGGTATAGTCCTTAAGATCCGTTTCGGATCCGTCTTCAAGTTCCATGACGAAGTCTTGCAGCTCTTTCTTCTTAACTTCGAAAATCTTCAAAGTTTCCTTGGCATTGATCTCGCTGGCTTCTGCACGATCGGCGCTCTGCGCTGCTGCATCTGCAGATTTCTTTGCCTGATCTATGTACTGCCCTATGGCATTCTGGTAGTCTTCGTTGACGAGCTTCCCGCCTCTCCAGACTATGACGTTCCCCTCTTTTGGATAAGGGAAATTTGTACGGTAAGCATCCGGATCAGCCGATTCCGGGATTTGAATGGAGCGTTTCTGCTTCTCATTCAAGTCCTGGATGATCATGGTGATTTTGTCCAGTGCATCTTCGATGACATCGAACGGCCATACATTTCCTAATGAAGACTCTTGGTTAATCTTGATACTGCGATAAATCAGAAGGCGCTCGCCATTCTGAAGGATTTGTGGCCTTTCTTCTTCTGGCTTTTCTTCTCCCGGAGGATAGCCAGGGAAATGAACTGTCCTTGATGTGTCGTCGATGAAGTAGTCTTCCTTGAGCTCTGTGGTTTCATTATCTTTGCTTACCCGCGCTACCGTAATATCTTTTTTGTCCAGGAAAGGGAACGATATGGGAAATGCGGTATTCGTCCCGTCCCCTTTGTACAGTACGCGGTTGACGCTTATATTGATCATGTAATCCCTCCTTTCTAAATGAATCGCTGACTCGCTTCTACGGCGGGCAGTCAATCAGCCGATAATAAAATCGTTCGATCATTTTTTCTTCTCCTTGAGTGTTTTGTCCCAAAGGGATTTCCTGAACCAATCCCACATGGTAAATTCGGTATCTGTGCAGGCCATTCGCATGAAGTTCCAGAAAGCGTCTGTGATGGTATCCGGGACGGGTACGGATGTCCTTGTGATGGCTTTGGTGGCTCCTCGCCCCATCTCTATGAGATCACCTTTCTTGGTGGCTCTGAGGAAGTTTTCCATGTGCTTTAGGGTATCGAAGAAGGGAGCGTCTGGGGCTGCGGACCCGAAGGATTTCCCGGTAAAGAAATCTACTGTCCACGGGACTGCTTCTCTTACAAGAGGGACGCCGCCAATGGGGCCGCCGGAGGCGATAACATGGAGGAATTTCTTCTTCCACTTGTCTTCGTCATCAGAGTCGTCCCCGATTTCTCGTAAGACTGTTTCGACTAAGGCTCCTAAGATCCACCAATACCACGTGGCTGCGAGGAGCGGCTTCGCGTCTCCCTTGTCGTATAAGATATACCCTGCGCGGATAAACTGGTTTGTGACAAGGTTCGTGTAGCTATAGAAGGTGGTCATCTGTGCAAGAATTCCGTTCTTCCGGATGAAACTGGTCTGGTCTTTGGTCTCATTGGATCCGAAAGTCTCTCTCACGGCTTTATCTGCCAGTCTCACGGCTTCCGCGTCCATCTCTTCTCGGGTAAGCTTTCCATCGACTTCCATCACGGCCATGGCATTCTTGTAGGTGTAAAGCCATTCAGGCATGGAAAACATTTCATCTGTCACCTGAATCAGCCAGTAGGCCTTGGAGTTTAAGGTATCGACGCCATACTTGCCGTGCTCGATCTTGGAGCGGAACTCGGACTCGTTCTTCCCTACCGGCAATCTGTCTTGCATGTACATATCCCTATCGATGGTGGCCCCTCGGTCTCTCATCATAGTAGACTTGTCTTGAATAAATCGCCGCTGCTCTACGATGTTCCCATGAAAATAGAAATCTCCGACGGCCTTTATGGCATTGGCTGCTCCCATCCGTTCCATCATGCCGGTGATGTTCCCGATATTCAGTAAAGCTGTGGAGAATCGGAACCCCATCGTTGTGAAGTTGAAGCGCCGCCGGGCTCTGCCTAAGGTAGAGTCCCATTCGCTCATATCCTTGATCGAGGAGTGCCAGCAGTCCTTGGCCCATCTCTGCAGCAGAGAAAGGGTTTCCGGGCCTGCGGTGTTTTCGATAGCTGCCACGACTTCTTTCCTGTTAAGCAGCTTGTAGACGTCTACGGTGGCTTCTCGCATGGCGATGTGCTGCATGGCTTCATTGACAGCCTCTACATATACGTCGAGGTCGAGGCGGAGCTTCTGCCCGCCAGATGTTCCTGCACGCTGCTTGGTGCTCCCCATACCTAAGGAGAAGGAGGAGATGTTCTGCATGTCCATCTTCGCGATGTCTGTTGTTGAGAAGTTGCTGGTCTTCGTGCTGCTTAACGGATCGTACTTGATACGGTAGTACTGGCCGTGAATGATGCGGCCTGATTTCAGTGTGAAGTCTTCGCCCTGGACTTTCCCTAGGGGTGTGCCATAGAGATCATTCTGGACTTTGTTTCTCTCGCCCCAGTAAGAATTAAGGTGCTCCCATACGCTTTCTACGAAGTCCCAATCCTTGTCGGTGAGGTTCTTATCGAGCATATCCAGTATGGTTTTCTCGTCGGTGTTCAAAGTATCGCTCAACCATAAGGTCTCTATGAGGCGTTCTCTGTTGGACTTGGTACCAAAGTTTAAGGCCATGGCGAGGAGCTGCTCCTTGGTGTAGGAAACGGGTTTACCGCGCTCGTCCAGCCCCACGGTGTAGAGCTTCTTACTGCGGATCGCCGTCCATTCTTTTCTGGAGTAGATCGCGAAGTTCTTCCGGAAGGTGACTCGTGCTGCACTCTTCAGCTCTCGCAGATTGGCAGCCGCTTTATCCATGGGTTTATAGAAATACTCGGCAGCAGACTTTCCCAGTCGTTCGATCAGAATTTCAGGAAGCGTGATGTCCTTGATGAGGCTGTGGATTTTTGTCTCCAGCCTGTCCAGGCTAGTGGCGGTCTGGTTCTTGAGTCCCGGAGTGGCCACGCGGTGTGTCCAGTTGCCTAGGATTTCGTCATGGATCTTTTGCGACGCTTCATCAAAGGATGTGCCTAAGGTGTTGCCCTCGTATTCTCTCCTGCCTAATTTGTAGACGGCCTTCATGACTTTTGCCATTTCCCGGAACTGGTCCATGGTAAGGTCTTTTAGCTTCAAAGCGGTAGAGCCTTCGAAGGCGCTTCTCATCCATCCTGGAATGATGTCTTCAGCGAAGTAGTTTTCATTGTCCATGGCCTGCATCGGATTCATCTCGATGGCCAGCCAGCGCCAGTTGAAAGGTCTTTCCTGCCCGTTCTCGTCAATAGGCAAGATGCCGTCTTTCTTTGTGAGGCCTAAGACGTATGCCATGTGCTGCACGAAGTAGCGTGCGTCATCCTTCATCAGAACGGGTTTATCCGTCCGGGAGATGCGGTTCAGGATGCCTAAGATGCCGTAGCGCTCCATGCCGTTTTCATTAAGAAGAGGCGTGGTGACTTTCCCGCCGCCTCCGTGAAGGGTGCGACGGATTTCTTCTTCGTTTGCCCTGGCGAACTTGGCCATGGTGAGACACTGCGCCTGCTCACGTTTCCAATAAGCAGCGCCTTCCCAGTCATTGCCTGCGGCCGCTTTCATGGCGCGGGTTTCTGCAATCTGTGCCTTATTCTCCCACCATCGCCAGCTGGTAGCGTGGGAGAGTTTCTCGCCGCCTAATGTATTTCTGGCGTCCTCTTTGATTACCCTCATGTCGAAGCGCATGGTGTCTCTGGACTCTTTGAGGCCGTCTACCATAGTCTGGAGCTGCACCGCAAGATCAGCAGCGGTGAGTTCTGCGTCTTTTGTGGTGCTGTCGGCCTTTGCTCTTTGGGCGCGTTCCTTCTCAAGCTCAGCCTCAAGGGCTCGCATGTTTCCTTCAAGGATAGTCTGTGATTCCTTTCTGGACTTGTTCTCGCCCTTGGCTGCTGCAGCTTCTGCTTTCGCTTTTTCGAGCTGCTCTTTTAGCAGCTTCTTCTGCTTCTCCAGCTTTGCAATCTTATCTTCCGACTTGGCAATCACATCTGTCTGCTTGTCGATCTCAGTTGTTTCTTTTTCAGAAACAAGTCCCAATCGCTTGCGAATTTCTCTCGCGGTCTTTTTCTTGTCTTTGGACCGTTTGAGCTCCATCTGCATAGAATTGACGAGATGGATGTAAGCAGAAACTTTCTTTTCAAGCAGCATGGCTTCGATGCGAGACTTCTTGGCCATGCCTTCCGGGGATCGAAGAATTTCTTCGGCCATGCCCCTGATAGCTTCCGGGGTTAATGCTTCTTCCCGATAGTGCTGCATCATCTCTTCGATGTGCTTGTTCCACCGTTCTTCCGTAGTGCCGCCAGCAGCTCTCAGCTTCTCTTCCAGATCTTTTTCTGTGAGCCCGGCCATTTGGAGAAATTCGTCACGGTCTTTCTTTGTGGGGAATGTATCGGAGTTGTAAATGGTCTCGATCTGATAGATCTCATTCTCTTCTCCCAGAGACTCGATGAAGCTGGTTCTCTCTTCTTCAGAAGAAATGGAGGCTCTGAAGTTTTCGATGGCTTCTTCTCTCACCATATGAAGGTAGTAACTCATGGCTTTCTCCAGAGCTTTGTCCTTGACGCTCTCAGCCCATGCCTTGAGGTTGCCCAGTTCGGACTGGTTCACGTTGACGGTCTTATCTATCGCTTCCAGTTTTCGCTGCGCGGCCCATGCGTTGATCTCGCTTTCTGTGGAAATCATACGATCGAAGATGTCTTTGATCTCGGGTGTGAGTTCTACGTTCCCCAGGCTCTTTGCTGTCTTGTAGATATCGGTCAGCCATTTCTTGAACCGCCGGAATACACCCTGCATCTCTTTGGTGGGTGCGCTACCGTCCATGAGGTATTTCTCGAAGCCCCTGGCAAAGCGTTCCTGCATCCAGCGTTCCATGGCACCGGCCTTCCCTGCTCTGATGTCTTCGGCATACTTGGTGAATTCCTTCTCTAAAATAGTCCCCTTGTACTCAGAGAGGTGATCTTCAGAAAAGGCGGCCCATGAACGAATGGTAGAGAGATCACCCCGCATGCTCTTCAATGCAACGCGTGCTTTCGCCGTATCCCCGTTGAAGTAGGTGGCGACATTCTCTTCGCTCGTCTGACTCATGTTCTCAAGCATAGAAAGGAACATATGAGCGCCCTCATGGATGACTGTGGATTCATTCGCACCGTCGAAAAGCTCAATGACGTTAGCATTTCTGTCGTAGGAGCCCTGGTATTTGTTTTGGAAATATACGTTCAGCTTCTGACCTAATTCTTTGGCCTTCGCTTCTCGGTCGCCTTCTACGTCCTGGTCATATTCACGGACCACGATACCTTGTGATTCCAGAAAGTTTACCGTTTCTTCCGATGTCCCCTTCGGGATGACAGCGCCGGAGAATTCATCGAACGTCACCTTCCTAGCTGGCTTGGCTTCGAAGTAGTCCGTCGTTACCTTGTCCGCTTCCTTCAGAAAATCTTTGATGTGCTGTAGGAATTTCTTATCTTCCGGGAATCCGTGCAGATCTTTCTTCCCATCTCTCGTGTCCTTCATAAGCTCAGCCAGATCCATGTCTAAATCCATGCCGTAACTGCCGCGGAGCTCAGCTGCTTCGTCTATCAGGCGATTGTACATGTCTTCCGCCTTCTTGTACCGCGCGAGTTCTTTCTTGTTCGGCGCAAGGAGTGATTCATGGTTTTTGATATCCCTAATTGACGTGAATTTTTTGGATAGGAAAGCAAGCAAGCTATTGAAACCGTAGTTGATACCGCCTGGCCCTTCGTTGTTGGTACCGCGGTATTTTTTCATCAACTTGACAATATTATCAATGTTGAACGCGTATTTCTTCCCGTTGTCCCAAAGATACCTGTCTTTATAAAGGCTATCGAATTCGGAACGGACGAACGCCGTGAATCTCTCTATGCCTGCTTCTTCGATGGTCTTACGTAAATCCTTTACGAAATCTTGTCTGTCCACCTCTTTGTAGGGTTTCTTTTTCTTATCTTCCTCGTATGTAGAAAGCCGTGAAAGGAGCTCTTTTACTCCCTCCTCATTGATATGTCCGTTCGTTGTCCACTTAGCCAATACTCGTTTAGAACGTCCCACTAGCCCCTTCCCCATAGCGATATCTTGTCTCATTTCGTCAAAGTACGGTCGAGCCGCTTGGTCTACTTCCGAAAAATCACCTTTCTTTACCTTAGAAGATTTAAGCGCATGAATAAGTTCTGGATACTCCTTGAAAAGCCTTTCACCTCTTACCGGAGGCGTGACTGTCCGATCTTTTATCGGGATGTCTTTCTTTAAAACGTTCTTAACGTAGTAGTATTTAATTGCGATATTATTTTCCATTGCCGCAAGAGACTCTTCCCCATCGTAGAAGGAAAAGTTAATTTCGCCTACGTCAATACTATTCTTTTTGAGGAATTTTCTTGTCTCTTCGTATTTCTTGTGAAAAGCATCGCTATCTATCTTCGCCGGTACTTCATAATTCACCACCGGTTTTCTCACGGTATAGGCATCTCTGGAAAAGACTTCGTTCGACCTAGACTTCCGTGGGTCTATCATGTCCTTATCCCCGATCAGCGTGATCTCCCCAAAGTCCCCGAATGGGATATCCCTCTTCGTGATGGCGAGGGACGGCATCGGGAGCCCGCCCAGCTTGATGGCTTCTCTCAATTTGCCAGCAGAAACATTGTGATAGACGACGAGGTCTTTGTCTGCTGCTGTCTGGTAGTAGGTGGGATTTTCGCTTTTCAGCTTGACAAGATCCTCCTCATTTGCTACATTAAGAGCAGATAAAAGGTTATCGACTTTTTCTTCGGGAATGAGCCAATGGGGCTGCTCTGAAGAAATCCAGTCGGTAGCCTTTTTTCTATTGGCATATTCTAATTTCCCTTCCTGTAATTGTTTTTGGAACCATACAAAAGACGTTCTCCTTGTTTTCTTATCCGTTTTCCCATACGCACTTGTAATCTGATTTACTTCATAGTTGCCTTTCTTGCGTTCTAATTCCATAGGTATTACGATGGTAGCCCCGTTCTTATCTTTGAGCTCAAGTACGATCACCTTGCGCACTTCTCCGTTTTTCCCACTATATGTGGAAAAGATCATCATCGGATCTGTAAGTGCACGTGGAATTTGTTTCATAATGTCCGAGGTGATATCCGTATGCTTGTCTACTAAAACTTTTTTCAAGTCGGATACAGAAATTTCAACCGGCAGAACTTCAGCTCCTACAAGCCTCATCACAAGCGGAGTCCTCATGACTTGGATAGTATCTGTGGAAATCTTTCCTGCCATGAAACGATCTACGCTATTTGCGAAGGATTTCTCATCTGCGTCCAGCTGCTTCTCGGCCATGCTCTTCTCTATCATTTCCCTTTGGGCAAGAGGGAATACGCCCCCGCCGAAATTAACAACGGCATAACAATAACGATTATCCCTGTTATAGGTTGGCATGGGTGCTCTCTTTTGCAGATTATCCAATTGTTTATAAGCTTCTCGGCACTTTTCCAGTTTGATTATTTGTTCATCCGGTATGGCTTTCTTCAACATAACAATTTCTTTCATCATACGTATGCCTTCGGCTTGGTCATGGTTTGGATCCTTTAGATATTTATCTCGTGCATCTTCCTTTCTATGTAATTCGTCCAGTTTATTTTCTTCATTCTTGGTGAGAGTTTGGGCCATTTTATAATAATCATCAAGTATTTCACTGAAATGCCTTGCGTAATAAGTGCGACGTTCTTCCTCTTTGGCTCGCTCTTCTATCATAAATGATTCTGCTTCACCGCCTAATCTTCGATACGCATCATAGTCTGTTCCCTCTCTAATAGCAGAATTTATAGTGATAATTTCAGATATTATCCGATCAAGTTCTGCTTTCTTTTCAGGAATAAGTGCTTTACCGATTTTAGACTTTTCAGCCATGAGCAGGAGTCCTTTTGTGAAGTCCTTTTCTTCGAAAATTTTTTTGGATACTTTTATATAGTCCTCAGCAGCTTTAGAACCATCGCTTTCGTCTTCCAGTACTCTTCTCAGCATTTTCAGTGTTTTCTGCATGGTGGCTTTAGCTGTCTTTGGCGTTCCGCCTTTAGAAAAGCCTCTTTCAAATTCGTTCTGGATTACATGTTGTAGTTCATGGATAATAATTTTCTTTACATCAGTATCATTTTTAGCGGCATATGACCTGTCTATGGTAATGATGTCTCCGATAGTTAAACCGTTAGCTCCTGCATGTTCTCCATTGTATTCCGTTTTTAGATCAGCCACACGAATGGTAACATCTCTTAACTCGGGATAGGCTTCATAGAGGTCATGATTATCATAAATTTCATCAATGTATCTAGGCTCTTCTGATAGCCGGTCCAAGTGAATATTTTCCAAATAATCCGGTATTTCAAAACGCCACTCTCCCTCTGGCCCTCTCATCCATCCTGTCGCGTCCCAAATTTCTTCGGGGGAGGCTTCTTCCTCTTCCATCTTCTTTGCGACTTCGAGCTTATCCAGCGGGGCATTTCTGGCATGCTCCCCGGCCATTTGGTGATAGGCTTCCTTGTTGATTCCCACGACTTCCCCCGCTTTTACCATGGCTAGTTTCAATGGCACGCCGTAGTTCTTATGGAAGTTCTCTGCGAGCTTTGCCAGGATTAAAGCGGAGTCTCTCGCGGCTTTGGTGACAGCGCCGTTTCCCGCTGTCTTGATTTCTTCAAGAAGCGGCTTGTAGGCTTCTTCATAGGTCTCGGGATCCAGTAGTGTCTGCGCGATGAGATCCTCTTTGTTCAAGGATTTCAGCGTCTCACTCACTCTCTCGATGGACTCGACTCTCTTCTTGGCTTCTTCGATCTCTGCAATGGCAGCTTTCGATTCGTCATCACCTTTATCATTCTCGGCAATGATTTTCTCTTGGGCGATATCGTAGAGTTCACGCTGGTTTGGTGCTCTTCCGTATGCACCATAAAAATCCTGATACCAATCTGGGTTCTTGGAAACTCTGAGATGTACCCGATCTTTCCCTTCCCCGACGTCGAACATATCGACGCCTTTTTCATTGGAAAAATTCGCGTCCTGTGTCTTTCTTCGTTCCATGTAGTCCTGGAGCGCCTCGACGCCGGTCAGCTTTCCCCATGCGTCTTTGGCTTCCTGGAGGATGGTCTTGCATGTATCTTCGATATGATCCAAGCCGCCGGAAAGAATTTCTCTTGCGGTGTCTCTGTCTTCTCTTCCAATATCGGTATCATCGGAGAAGTGGTCGTTCAGGATTTTTTCTGATGCGGCCGCTTCTCTTTTTTCGCGTGTCATGGTGACAATGTCGATCATGTCTTTCATGCGCTGGCGTTCTTCCCGGATGGCATGGATCGTTTTTTCTCCTTTGTCCATAGTGGTGTAGTCGGAAAGGGCTTCATGGGTTTCAGGGGTGGCGGTCTGCATGTATTTCCCTGTCTCTACCTCTAAGGGCTTGCCGGTCTTGATGGCGTCATCTAATTCTTTAGCGGTGATCGTGCCATCTTCTACGAGCTTGTTTAAGGCATCGTGTGTCTTTTCATTTTCGGCCGCTGCGGAAGCGTCGATGTAAAGCGTGCCGGAGCCGGTATGATCGAGCTGGTTCTGCAGTGTCTTCCGGTAGGTTTCCGGTGCTTTTTTGTAAAGGGACGATTCGGCGCGGAAATCCATGAGTTTCTGCAGCATGGATCTTTCGTTCTCACGTTTGAATTCGATAACGGCGTCTTTCATTTCGGAGAGGCCAGTGATTCTCTTCATGGCTCTATGGGCCCCTGTGCCTGCTAAAGCAGCACCGCCGATCGACATACCAACAACGGAGGGGACAGCTTCGATCATGGCATCCAAGGCATTCCCCATCATCTCTCTTACGGGAACAGTTTCTTTCCCAAAGAGGCTGGTGTCCATATCTGCAGAAAGAGACTGCAGGCCTTCTTCGGCAATCTCTGGCGCTGCCACTTTGGCAAACTGTTTCGCACCGTATCCGATGGCTTTCGCTCCTACGGCAGCTCTCCCTGCACCGATCAGTTTCTTCATAGCAGCTTCGTTCTTGATGACGGCTTTGGCTGCGTCGCTCCCCCATACTTTGGTGATGCCCTTGAGTGCAAGCTCCCATGCACCGGTTTCAATGGCTGCATTGATCCTTCCGACTCTCTTGGCATGGCCAATGGCCTGCTCTCGGGTATAAACAGATTTCCCGTTTTTATCCTTTTTGGTGCGCCAATCCCAATAGGCCTGCCCGGCTTCCGCTCTATAGGTTCCTGTGAAGACGGAAGCAGTGCCTAAGGCGATGAGCCCTGTCAGTGCGGCCGCTCCTGTGACGGCTGCTCCTGACACGGCGCCTGTGGCTCCTACGGCGCCCGCTGCGGATGCAGCGCCTAAGGTAGCGATCTGCGGCAAGTTTGTTTTGGTGGCCGCTAAGATAGGCTGCGCCAATGGAGCGATCGGAGCGAGGATTTCTGCTGCGCCGCGCATGATCATATTCTTCTGCATGGAAAGCTGGGAGATGGTTTCCCCTACAATCTTGGCCACGTAGGAGTCCCCGATTTCTGCGTTATATGCTTTCTGCGCATTCATGAGTCCCGGGATGGCTTTCTCTACTTCTTCATCGGAGATTTCCCCAATAGAGGCTTTGTACATGAGTTCGCTCTGTGCGTCGAGCGCCTGCCCAGCTTCGTAGGCGGTGCTCGCAAAATGGGTGCCGGTGTCGTAGAGGTAGCCAATGACGTTAGAAAGATCGGTGAGCTTGCTTTCCGGCATGGTATAAACCGCCGCGCCCTGCGCTGCTGCTTCGCGGTTCTTCAGGATGTTGGTATAGTCCTTTAGGGCAATGGTGGTGGCCACGGGATCCTCGGTGTCGAGTTCCGGGTAGAGTTCATTCAAGGTCTTTGCAGAAAATGGCTGGTTGTTCAGTGCGGCCGCATTTCTCTGTCTCTCATAGGTGGTGACAGCTGCCTTGTACATATCCGGATCGGAGGCAATCAGCTGTGGGGCAATGCCTAGCGCACTTCCTAATTTCTCAGACTGTTCGAGGCGGTTATCATCCGGTGCGCTGTTTCCGAAAAGGTTCTTGTATACGTCAGTGGATTTCACAAGGTCTTTGGCGGATTCCCACTGGGCTTCTACGGTGTCGGCAAAACCGTTTAAGGGCAGGATCTCTCCATCCTTGACGGATTCCGTATTGTCCTTCTTGGCCTGCTGTTCTTCGGTGAGCTGAATTCCGCCAAATTCCGGTGTCGGTCTCACCTGGATAGGTGTGTAGTCCTTTGGCTTAATCCCATGCAGCACGCTTCCTAAAATTTCTTCGTCCATTGTGATTCCTCTCAAATATCGAATACGCTTAATTCTCCATTGGAAATCTGTCTCATCTGTTCATCAGATACCCACTTGGTCTCAGTCATTCCGTTCCCGTAATCCACGTCAATGTAGAAGCCATTCGGATTTCCATCTTCGTCTACGGCCTGCGACGTTTCCCTGATGTGATCGTTGTAGGCCTGCGCTTTGCTCATGGTTGGAGCTTCGTAGTCGTCGCCAAAGAAATTCATTCCAAATAGGTTGAATCCGCCAATTTCGCTTTTCCCTGTGCTGTCGAGGCTCTCTTTCCCGATTACGTCGTAGTAGATGGTACGGAGCTCGTCGTTGTCTGGATCTCTCCCCTGCTCGTTTTTGAAATCCATGATTTCTCTCTTAATGAGCATTTTCGCTGTCGAGGTGACGGCGGAGGTATTGGTATAGCACATGGCCGCAATGGCAGCGTCATCGTCCGGGATCTTGACGGCAAAGGTTCCCACGCCGTTTCCGCAGTCGATGACGTCTTTCCGAATCTTGGCATCCTGCTCTGCTGTGAGGTAGACGCCTTCTTCCTGCAGGTCTTTGATGGTGTTGTCGAGGTCTTCGATGGAATTGATTTTCGTCCCGATAAATCCTTCCAGTGCGTTGAACTGTTTCTCCTTCAGGCAGCCGCTGGTATCAAGGCCTCTCCCTACATTGGCAGCTCTGTTCTGCGAATTTTCATAGGTCCTCTTCTGATTCATCAGACGGCCTAAGAGTGTGACGCCCGCCGAAGAGTCTTTCAGCAAGGGATCGTTGTTCACGATATCGGCAGCGTACTCATAGGCCTGCCCTGGTGTGGAGCCGTTCTGCTCCATTTCGAGGATTCCTTTGGTGATGTTCTGCACCTGGCTCTGGATGTAGGCTACCTGGCTCGAGCGGATCTCGGCGTACTGCTGCTTTAAGGCAGCATCGCTCTTGTCCTGCAGCTCGGCTCGTTCTTCGTCTGACATGTCGTCCGCCGCTTCGCCTTTGGCCTCTGCCACGGATCCATAGCCAATGGGTTTCCCGAACCATTCATTCCATTCGTCCATGCTCCCGATGTGAATGCCGCCGGAGGAGTTTCTGGCCATGTACTGGCCGTTCCCTAAATAAATGCCGACGTGCTTTTCCCCGTCAATGAAGTCTCCGGGCTGTGGTTCATAGCCGTCGCCCGCTTCGTGGTAGGCGTCCCCGAAGTCGAAACCGTGCGTGATTGCCCCATTAGGGAAGAGCCCCGTCTTGGCGTAGACATCAGCGGTCCATGAATCGCACTGGATGGTGGGATCTTTGGTGACGCTTCCCATCCACTGATCGCCTTCGGTGTAGTTGTTTCTGGCAAATTCCGCGATCTGATTTCCCGTGACGCTACCCTTTCCTTGAGGGACCGGCGTCGGGTGGTCTTTGTGCCACGAGTCCCGAAACTGTTCCCATGTCATATTGGTGAGGTTCAGTCCGTTTCCTTTGACGTAGTCTTCGGCGCTGCTTTTAATTTCCCTGGTCATTTTCTTCTGAAGGAACTGGTCTTTGTAAGCCTTGAGTATCGGCTCGTCAATGCCCTGGGATTTCATGTAGGCGATGGCATTGAGGCCCGCGCTGTAATCGCCAGTAGTGAGGTAGGATTGCATGATGCTTTTGGCCTGCTCGTTCTTCAGAGAGTTCATTTTGACGCCAATGGCCGTGGGATCCATACTGAGTCCGGATAAGATAGCAGTGGTGTTCTTCTCCCAGCTTCCGAAGTTCTGGATGAGGGAGTCGGGGTCTTTGACGGACTGGTTCACCATGTTGCTGGTCATCAAGGAAATCTGATTCCCTGCGTAGTCTTCCATCTGCTTTCGCTGGTATTTGTCGATCATACGAAGGTTCGAGGTCTGTGACTGTGCTCTCTGTTCCCCGAAAGCTCGGACGGCGTAATCAGAAGAGATACCATGATCCTGCAGGACCTGCTGATAAATCTTCTGTTCCTGGTCGATGTAGTCTTTCTGCAGGTTCTCGGCAGCCTTGCCCTGATGGGTATTGAAAAGGCCGGTGTTCTCATCGTCCATAAGGGAATTGATGCGCTGCTCGTAGTCGTTCTTGGCGTCGAAGATTTTATCGTTCTGGTTCTTCAGCCACGCTTTACCGATGGTATCGGAAACAGCCCCTAAGGCTTTCCCCATCATATCCATCCCCGCGGTATTTCCTCCCATGCCTTCGATGGTGGTGGTGCTTATGATTTTCCCCTGCAGGGTGTTCTTATTGATATCCCCTGAAAATTGAGAGAGCTTCATGTTTTACCTCCCGATCTTGAAGCCACCACCTAGCCACGAGTAGGGACTCTTGGTCAAGGAAAGTTTTTGTGGCTTGTACTTGTTCATGGCATATACCTGGTCTTCCATGGTCTCCGGCGTTCCGCTCATAGCCGCCTGGTGGTGAAGTCCGCCGGAAGCTGGTGGCGCGGAAGTTTTTGTGCCCCCGTAGGTCTTGGCTACGCCGTAGATGGAAGCAGCCGTGGAAAGGAGTGTGCCAAACATGGCCTGCTTCCCCTGCTGCCTAGCGTTGTAGGCGGCAGCTCTTGCGTTGTTTGCCTGGTTGATGTAATTCACCTGGTTGATGTAGGCGCTCTTGGTGTCATTTCTCTGATTGCCTAAAAGATTCATGGAGGAGTTTCTCCATTCGTCAAGCGTGGCAGCATCCATGTCCTGCACGGATCCGGAGCTTGTGAGGCCGCTTGCTCCTGCTTCTGCCGCATGCTGGCCAATGACTAATCGTCTTCTGGCGTCAAGCTGCTGCTGTTTCTGCAGATACTTGTCTGAAATCTGCTCTCTCTGTTTGTCTGCGATTCTCGCGTTCTGCTCTGCGGCTTCTGCCTGAGAATTGTAATAAGCAGACTGTGCTTTGGCCTGCTGATGAGCAGAGGCCATGGATGTGATGCCCTGCGCAGCGGTTAAGCCGATCAGGGCAGCGGATACGCTGCACATAGTTACTCCTTTAATGTGAAGCGGACGAAGGTTTTCCCGCCCGTTTCTACTTCTTCCCCAAAGGCGGCTCCCATCTTTTTAATGACGCGGAGGGCTTTGGTGTTGTCTTTGGAAATGTAATTGGTAAGGACTTTGTATTTCTTCAAGCTGTCCTTGATGTAGTCTTGCATGCAGGCGACCAGGGCTTTCTTGTGGCGCTCGCACATAGTAGTTCCGAGCATCCAGATGGAGCATCCCTCCGGGCATAGGCCGATTCCGAAGGCAGCGAGCGGCATGTTCTCATGAATGGCATAGTAGGCTTCTATGGAAGTTGTCATGCTTTCATAGAGGCCGCCATAAGGCATGCGCCCCTGGGCTTCTAATTCTTCTCTGTCTTCTTTTCGCATGTTTCCCGCGAGGATCTGGGATAAAAGGTCGGCCATGGCAAGGCTGTCGATGGTGCGAATGTCCACGCCGTAGTAGCTGTTATTCACTGACGATCACTCCTCTGATCAATGCTGCCAGATAGAAGGGGTAGGGATCGGAAGAGGTGATGATGACTCGCCCGTTCTTCTCTACGCCCTGGTTGGGTATGGTGATTTCTTTATCTCCTGTGTAGAGGAAGATCTTCTGGTTGGAGAGCTCCTCGTACTTGATGGTGTCATTTCTTCCTACGCCGTTTCCGATACTGCCTCCTAAGGTGTGCAGCAGTCTTAGGGAAACGGTGCGGACGTTTTTATATCTTCCCTGCATGGTGCCGTTCTGTGCCTGAATTTCTACGTTAGGCAGTTCGATGGTCATCCGGTAGGGGTAGCCGATGATCATGTAGGAAACTTTGGTGGGAAGTGTCACTGTCCCCTCTTTGATTTCTACGTCTTTGAAGAATTTCCCGTCTGCCAATACGGAAACTGTCCCGGTGATCCAGTCGACTGACGCTGCGTCATCAGGCTCATCAAAGGTGAGGACTTTGGAGCAGTCGGTCATGATGTAGTCTTTCGGATCTTGAGAGTCTTTGTCTGTTTCCATCTTCTCGATATAGGTTTTACCGTTTCTTTCGACGGCGGTGTAGACTTCGTCAGTCTCTTCGGCTGCCACGGTGCAGACGGAAAGATACTTCCCTTTTGTGATGATATGGGACCATGCATAGACTTTCTGGTCATTGATGTAGGCGAGGCAGATGATTTCCCCATCGGAACGAACGAAATACAGTCTGGAGTCGGGATCCTGCATGTAGGCAGCGTCTACGATGGTCTTCCCTCTCAAAAGGTGCTTGGCCAAAATGGTAAGGTCCATGCCGTCGTAGGAATCGGTCTCGAAAGAGTAGGCCATGTCTCGCACGGTCTGGGACCGTTTCTGCACGTAGATCAGACGGCTGCCGATGGAGATAGGTTCGACTTCTGTGCATCCGCGGAAGGTCTGCGCCTTGTTGGTGCATTTGGATGGTGTGACGGTGCTGCCGCCGGAAACGATCCATTCATTGGAGTCGGTCAAGACGAAGAGGTCGCTTGCCGGGCAGATGTGCTTGATCTCCGCCTGCTGGCGGGAAATAAAGGAAAGGCAGATGGCGCTGTCGTCTGTCACGGTGCCGGAGGCTTTTTCGACGGAGAAATTGTTGTAGTCTCCAGTCTTGCTCATCCATAGGACGTATGGCTGCGTCTTCGTCCCGGCAAAAATCAATCTGTCTTGGAAGAATCCCACGGTCCTTGGATAGCCGTATTTTTTGTTCCATGCGCCGAAGGAGTAGCTGTCGACTTTCCCTGTCTGACCAATGACTTTTTTCACAAGGCAGGTAGCGCTGGTTGCTGAATTCACAGTTTCGATCTGAATGATGCCTGACTTGGTGTAGGCGGTCGATGTGAGATCGGCTTTACCGGCAGTGGTGACAAGTCTCATTCTGACATTGTCTGCTTCATCGACGGTGCCTGACTCGCTGACGTTGTTGTCGTCATTCGATTTGTAGGCCCTGAAGTCTTTCCATTCGCCGCCATTCGTGGATTTCTGGATGACCACCTGTCCCGTCCATGTGCCATGTGTGATGATCTTCCATCCGTTTCCTACGGGTATGGGATCTGTGGTCATGGCCCCGCTGGCGGTGACGAACTTGGAAGCGATGTCCTGAGAAATCTTCATCCACATGCCTTTCATGTCCGCAGAGAAGAAAGGTTTATCAGACGAAAGAGTGACTTCTCCAGATATTCCGGAGACAGTCAGTGTAGGCTCATCCATGGATTTGACGGTCACCCATCCTGGATTCCCTTTGTTATAACTTCCCTGTCCGCCATTGCCGTAGGAGATGCCTGCTTCACCCGCATGCCCCGTATATACGATGTAGTGTCTGTGCGGTCTTGGTGTTGTTTTTGCTTTACCGGTGAATGTACCCAGTTGTCCCCCGCCTCCCCCTTGCGCAGTGAGTCCGAAGGCAGTGGAATTTCCGCCGGAATTTCCCGGTGATCCTTTTCCTCCCCCGTCCCCTACGGTGATGGTGTAAGTGGTATTTTCTTTGCAGTAGACAGTCCGTGATACAGCAGCACCATTCCCGCCGATACCGCCGGCAGCTTCTACCGTACTTCCGTCCTCTTTGTATCTGCTGTCTCTGTAGTGGCTCACGGTATCGGCTCCGCCGCCACCGCCGCCCGCTACGGTCACAGCATAGTTCCCTGTCTTGTGGCATTCCCATACGTATGTTCCGGCTTTATTCCATGTCTCGTCTACCACGTTGTTACTAACGGTTAAGGACTCATCGAAGTACTGACTATTTATCACCATTTCTTCGAAGCGCCAGTCGGTGTCAGAATAGTGTTTGAGCTGCATGACGGGATGGGTGCCGGAGGCGATATACATGATGTCGGCGCTCTGGCAGGTGCGGAGCTTAGGAAGTTCGGATTCCTTGTAAGGGGTCTCTATTTCCTGATTGGTAAATTTCCCGTCTTTCCAGATGCGGATATACCCTTCTCCTACTTCAAGGAGAAAGGCATGGTTCGCAGTAGACTTGAATTCAATCAGACGAACTTTATTCTTCTTGGCTATGCCGCAATAGATCGATCCGGGCCTTTTGTATACAGCGCCATAAGGCCTGATATAGCAGTTTTCGGCCTGCAGTAAAGCGGCCTGGTATTTCTCCATATCGATGCGGCTGGCGACTTCAGGGGAAACTTCGCCGGTCGCGAAGGATGACTGCATGAGATAGATGGTTTCTCTCATGGTTATCTCCTTGCGTCAAAGTATTTGGTGGGATAAGAAGGCTTGTGATGGTTCTGGATCGCAGAGGTGTACATGGCCTGCTGGATGGCAATCTGATAGAGCTGGTACTGGGACTGCGCCATGGATGTAGAGCCGCTTAATGGCATGGCAATGTGGCTTCCTAATTTGTGGGCCAGGGCTTCGGCAAAGGAGGAGTCGAAAAGTTCAGCGTTTGTGATATCTGCGGTGTAGTCCATCCATGCATCTTCGATGTCTGCCATGATGATCCTCTGACTCTCGTTCATGAGGGCGATCTGAAACTCGTGGTAAGTATCATCTTTGGCAGATTCATCCGTTTCGATGATGTCGCCGTTTTTATTGTAGAGCTGGCGGACGACTAAGCATTTCTTGGGCAGTGCATAGGCAAATTCCCATTTCGGGACGGTGGTGTCTACTAAGGCGAGTTTTTGCGATCTTTCCGCGAAGCCCCAGCGGAATGAGGAAAGAAGGTTTTTTCTTGTCAGTTCGTAGTAGAGTTTGCACTGACGCGCTGCCTCGCTGTCTTCGTCAATAGAGTCGATGCGTCCCTGTCCGATTGAGGAGAGGGCGATGTTGCAGATATCTGTGCTGTACATAATTTCTCCTAATGTTTCTTGATGAGATCGATGAGCTGTTTCTTGGTCTTGATATCCCCTTCGATCTCTATGCCTTCTTTCCAGCAGAGGGCACGGAGTTCATTGGGTGAAAGGTCTTCGAGCTTTCCTTTTCCGATCTCGTTAATATGTATCTCTTTCATTCAAGCTCGCTGTCCAGTGTGAGGGCGATGGTGCACTTGCCGCTGGTAGGGCCGGTGACGGAGATGCCGTAGAATTTCTTTGCACCGTAGGGGACTTTGATAAATCCCTTCTGTGCGCCTACCGGGATAGTCAGTGTACAGAGGGTGGCCGCGCTGTCAAGAGCAGCGGTGTCTTCCGTCTTCAGTGTGACCACGGCGGCCGCCGTAAGTGGAGAGGCGAATTTCGCTGCGAGAAAGAGTTCATCGCCTGCGTTTCCTCCCATGCCGTTTGCGATGACGTCCGGGGTGGTGGATACATCTTTATCGAAAATGAATGCGTTTTCTTTGTCGTAGATCATGGTGTCCTCCTTATGCTTCGGTAATGAGTGGCTCGGTATCCTTCAGGGCGTCTTCCTTGTATACCGGGATGCCGAAGAGTGCGAGTACAGAAGTGCCGTCTGCGAAGTCCTGACGGGTAACGTGGACGTGGTTCTTGTCCATGAGGTAGGATTCGAGGAAGTCGTAGACTTTCTCTGATACGTAGATACCCAGCTTCATGTTTTCGCCCTGGATTCTTCTGAGGGAGTTCTTCGCATAAATGAGCTGATCCATGAAGCTCTTCTTCTGCGCGTCGGTGGCTTTAAGGAGAGTAGTGGTATCGATGTTCCTGACAGCTGCTACCATGCGAGGATCCGCCACCATGAGGCCCGGCTTCCATGTGAAGAGAGATTCAAGTGCCTGATAGGAGCCGCCTTCTGCGTCTTCTACGGTGCGTTCTCCGAGGTCTCTCATCTTAAGGCCTGCGTAACCGTACTTCGGGTAAATGCCTGAAACGCTGTTGCTCCATCCGATAAGCCAGACGGAGGAAAGGGCGCCGCTGGTCTTGCCGCCTGCGTCTCTGACCTGATAAGAGTAGTCTCCTTTGTTCCCACCGAAGTGATCGTAGCGTTTCGCGAAGCCGTTGAATTCGTCGAGGTTCTCGTCGGAGTCGCCGTAAAAGATCATGCTGGCGACTTTTTCAGAGAAGCCTTCGATATGCGCGTCGTCTTCAGAGCGGCGGAATGCCTGCGGATCCGGTTCGAGCTGAAGGAGTTCGATGTCGACACGGGAGCGGGCTTCCAAAATGCAGCAGGTGTCTCTTACCTGTTTGGTGCTGGACTTGGTCGGCTGCACGCCTTTATTGATGGCGCGGAGGGACGGTGTCGGGATGGAGGTGCGCTGCGTGGTCTGGTTGCCGGTCGGCAGATTGCCCTGTTTCCACTTGATGTCGTCCATGATGGGGTTGGACTGTTTTAATACTTCGATGATGTGATCAATGGTGCCGTCCGGTGCCTGACGCTTTCGGAGGTCATTGAAATTGAGTGCAAGGTTTCCAATGGTTGCCATGGTTTATCTCCTTATCTTTTTAATGATTCCCAATCGGTATTTGGGTATGGATTATCTTCTTTGGTGGCGGCTGCTGTATTGGTCTTGATTCCGCCGTCTTCGGAAATCAGATCGCCAAGGAGGGCGAAGGCTTTCAGCATGGGAAGGGATGAGAATACAGCGGATCCTGCGAAGGAGTCTCGGATGCCGGGGATCTGCCTTTCAAGGTAGTTCATGATGATCCCGGCTCTTGCGACGGTTGGTTCAAAGTCTTTGCCCAGTTCTTTCATGGCTGCAGCGGCGTTAGCATCTGCCTCTTCCTGCTGCGCCTTCTGGTAGGCTTCCCCGACTTTGCCCGCCCATTCATAGCCAAATTTGGCCAGTTCGTTTGCCTGGTCATTGGTGAGGTTCATGCCTCGTGCGAGTTCGCCGAAGGAGTCGGCGGTGTCCTGGTCGAGTTCCATTCCTTCCGGAAGGGATGCAGTAAAGTCGTAGGTGTCCGGAGCGCCTGTGGCTTTCCCTGCTCCTGATAACAGGGTGCCGCCGGATGGTTTGTTGTCCTGCGTGGTCTGCTGGTTCTGGTTTCCCTGGGCTTCTGCGCCCTGTGTGTTCTGCTGATTGTCTGCCGGTGTGTTCTGTGGTGTCTGCTGATCGGTTCCAGTGTTCATGTCATTGTTCTGGGTATCCATGTTCAGTCCTCCTTGTTGAATATCCGGTTCTGTCGGATTTTGAAGTCTATGAAATCTTTGTCGATCGCCTGCAGCGACTTATGTCCTTCTTCAAGACCTAAGGTGTCAAGGATCAGGTTGGTGATTTCGATGCCGACTTCTCTTCTTCCTTCCCGGAAGTAGGTCTCGGCATTCCCTGTGTATGAACTTGTGTTGAGTCCGCTCATGTTTAGGATCCGGGAAAGGATCCACCTTCCCTCTTCTGTCTTGACGACTTTCTTGATGGCGTCTATGTCTTTGTCTTTCTGACACTGCTGAAAGTATTTCTGCCAGCGGGCGTCTCTGGAATTTGGATCTACGATGGCGTGTTTCATAATACGGATGGTCCTCCTGGCCCGTTGACGCCTAATAGGTTCTGAAGAGCGGGGTTTCCGTTCTGCGCGGCGTCAGATAGGTTCTTGGCCGCCTGTGCGACAGGGGCTAGTGCCTGCGCCTGCGCGAGCTGTTTCTGCTCTTCTTCCTGCTGCATCATGGCCTGCTGTTCCTGCTGGATCAGCTGCTGGGCTTCTTCGGTGCTTCTCTGCATGGCTGCCGGAGCGCCTAAGAGGTCGAAGTATTTCTTGACGGTGCCTAAGGGGTCTACCATCTTCAGGGCTTCTGGATAGAGCTGCGCCATTTGTCCTACAAAGGCGAGGGCCTGTTCGATGTTCACAAGACCGCTCATCTTCTGCGCCTGGGCAAGCGGAGAAATGTATTCAATCTTCACGTCGGCTTCGGAAAGTTCGGCTGCGAGCTCATCAGGAATGGGTGGGAAGATGTTGTTTCTCTCAAGGATGTTGTAAACCCGTTCGATGATGGGGGTTAAGAATTCATCCTGCAGCCTTTCAACGACAGGGCCTAGCTGCTGCAGCTTTTCCTGCTGGCGTTCCATGACTTCCCTCGCGGTCATCTGCGGGGTATCAATGGATTCAAGCATGAGGAAGAGGTCGGCGCTATAGGTCCTCTTGATGGTGTCTTCAAGTCTCTGAATTTCCTGCGCCATCCACTGCAGGTTGGTCGGTGCCTGGAACAGGGGAACGACGCCCTGCCCTCCCATCTGCGTATTGGTGACGGTGACGCCGCCGGGATAGCAGTTGACGCCGCTCTGGTAGGTGGCTGCGTCGGTGGTCAATGGCGGCTTGACGGTAATTTCGATCGCGGTCAGGAAATCTTTCTTCATGATCTGCAGGGACTTGGCATCGCCTTCGGCGTACCATCCGGGCCCTTTCCCGTAGGAGTCGTTGCCCGTGACCTGGTATCTGGCCACTAATACAGGGCATTCTTCAAAGCCGCCGGTATAGAGGAAGCCGCCATTTTCATTGGGGTCCTGCCCGTCTACCCAGTAGAGGGAGACAAATGGCATGTCCTTATTCGATGGGCCGTTCCTTTTGCTGTCATTAGGCATGACGAGCCACCACACGTCGAAGGCCATATCATAGCGCCTTGATGGGGTATTGAACGCGTCTTGTACGTTTCTTGGCAAATGGTCTTTGCCGAACTGCTGCACGATCTGATCAGCGTTCATTTTGATTTTCCGTGCAAAGGTGTTGATGCGGTTCCCTGCTGAGGTATCGATGTAGTAGGAACCGATGGTGAATGCCTGGAAGCGGACGCCGCTCTCTGGTGATGGGAATACAGCGATAGGCGCCTGCCCGAAGGGAAGCTCTGTGTAGCAGGCGTGGATGGTGTTGTAGAAGTTGGATCTATGCAGCACGGCTTCTACGATGGCCTGCCGTTCGTCAAGAAGTCTTTCGGCTTCTATGCTTCCCTGGTCTGTGGAGAAGCCGAACTTGAACCACTGCCGGGAAGGCGGTGTAAGCCCTGACATGATACCGGCTGCGAAGGCCTGATTGGCGAGCCATGCGACGCCGTTGCTGATGGCGAGGTCGCGTCTTCTGCCTTTGTCTGTCTCATCGTCAGTATCATCAAATTCTCCTAAGAAGGGGAGCTCGTAGTCTCTGATGGCTTTCCATCGTTCGATATAGGGGTTTCTTTTGTTCTTCAAGAGCTTGATCCGTGACAGGGCGGCGTGCTTGTCCGGTGCTCTGATGTTCTGTCCATCCGCCGGAAGGGCTTCCGGGGGCATGGCGCTGGCTAAGATGGTATTCATCCTAAGGTGTCCTTGCTTCCTGCATTACTCAGCAGGGTCGCAAGACGTGTGGCTGCGAATCCCTGCTTTTTCTTTCTCTTGCTGGCTTCGGTGTCTCCGTCGTTGTCTGATACCTGGGAACTGGTTACGTCGGTGACGGTCGGATCGACTTTCTGCGCCGCCGGAACTTTGGGGGATTTAAATGGGTTTCCGCACATGGTGTCTCCTTTCAGAATAACTGGTAACTGGTGTTGGCCTTGCCGTTCCTTTTCCGATTGACGACGGGGACGGCAAAGGTCAGTGCTAAGGCGTCGGCGTCATTTGGCGACGGGATGCCTTCTTTTTTCATTTCATCTTTGGACCTGAGCTGAATGCGGCCGTCCATGGTGGGTTTGATTTCCACATGGGTGAGGTCGTCTATTAAAGTCTGGTCGGCTTCTATGACGCCGCCGGTCTGGAACCATTTCTTCATAGCAAACCACATGTAGGCACGCATGTTGACGCATGACGGATCGGGAGAGGAGCCTGCGAAGGAGATGAGGTTCCATGCTCTTCCCATGGTGGTGCCAGCGGAGTAGATGCCGGTCCCGTATCCTAAATCGATATTGACGGCTGCTGCGTGATACTGATCTTCGAAACGGGCGATCATGTTGGCTATGGTCATGTCATTGGTGTTCTTGAGGATCCTTGCCAGTTTCTTGGTGTAGAGCCCCTGACGTAGGTAGATGGAGGTGGCGTCGCCGCCGGACCATGCGGGGTCTACGCCTATAACGCATGGGGCGAATTTATATTGCCCTTCATGCAGGTTCCTTTGCGCTGCTTTCTTGGCTAGCCCTAATGGGATGAACTGTAAATCTGAGGCGTCCGGGAAGTCTCCGGTGACTCGGACTTTGAAGAAATCGCTGTCCGCTCCGTAGGCTTCTTCCCACTGGGAAATCTTTGTCTTGTCTGAAAATCTGACAGATCTGGAATCTACCTGCATGGTGTGCCAGTATGGACGGAATTTGTGGAAGCAGTCGTAGAATCTTCCCGTGTTTCGCGTCGGGTTCCCGAAGGCGCACCAAAGTCTTTCCGTGTTGGCGTCGTTTAATGCGCCTTCTGCGACTTCCCAGATTTTATCGTCTATGGCAGAGGCTTCGTCGAAGATGAGGATGGTTCTATTTCCTTGATTATGCAAACCCGCAAAGGCTTCCGGGTTGGCTACAGACCACGGGATGGCGTCGATACGCCAGTTCTTTTCTTTGCCGTCTTCGGCTGCGAAGATGGAAGTGGCGGTGACTTTGAATAAATCTCTTGCAAGGAACATGGCGTGCCATTTCATGAGCTCTGGCCATGTCTTCGTGAGGAGCTGTGTCTCTGTGTTGGCGGTGACGACGCCGCGGGTATTCTCGTGGGTGGAGATCGCCCATAGGATGAGCCAGGATACCAAGGCGGATTTCCCGATACCGTGGCCTGAGGCGACGGCTTCCTGGATGACTTTGTCCGGGGATACGTTTTCGCCTATATGGCCCAGTATTTCCTTCTGCCAGGCTTCGGGCCCGTCCTGATTGGTAAGGAGTCCTTCGCCCCATGGGAAGGCCCAGTAGACGAAACTGAGGGGATCTTTCGCCAGTCCAGCAAGGTCATTTACTATTTCGGTGTTCATTCACTCGCTCCCTCGCTTTCTTCAGCGCGTCTGTCATGCCTACGTTTCCGGAAAGCTCAACTTCCTGCTTGTCTCTCCAGTCTTTCGGTTTCCGGTTCTTCAGCCAGAAGATCCCGGCCGTTGTATCCGGGGGCAGCTCTCTTTCCACTATTCTCTCGGTTTCTGTGACTGTGCCGTCCGGGTTTTTGATTTTGGAAATGACTTTCTCCTTGACGGTGCAGCCGATCGCTTTTTTGTAGAGGGCATTCTCTACCCGGATATCGGCTATTGCCTTATTAGTATTTAGGGTGGCCGATATGGCCGGAATCTTTTTCTTCCACTCTTTCAGTGTGGAGCGGGAAATGCCAATGTTGTGCGCTATGTCTTCGTCGGTCAGTCCGTCACGTGCCCACGCGCCTAAAATCAAGAGATGATTCGGCTCTATCCACTTTTCCCATTTCCCTTTGGCCATGCTCTCACCCCCCTAAAAACGCAAAAAAGGAGCCGGTATCTTTTATCGTTGCCCGCGAGATATATGCGGGTAAAAGGTACCGGCTCCTTACGGATGCCGAAAATCTGCTGGAGATTTCATAACTATCTTACGGTGGTTTGGAAGAATTGTCAAATTCTTCATCGTGGAAGTGTGTCACAATGCGCTTCATGGATATGTGCCTGTCCTGGCAGCGCATGAAGTATCTCACGAGGATCCCACGTTCTCCTGCTTCGAAGACTAGCGTCTTGCCCTGGCGTCTTTTGCGTAGTGATCTCTTCTTCACCGTTTCCGGAATATTCAGTTTATTGAAATCTTTCCTTACCAGGGCTTCCGCTCTCTCTTCGATGGTCATCTCTTGATTTCTTCTGCCTCCCATCCTTTGATTTCGACTCCGGCTTCATCCTTAAGCAGCTTGGCAAGCTCCTCTAAGCCGACGTATCCCTCTTCATAGCACTTGTACTGCTCCATGCAGAGGTCTACGAACTTTCCCACTCTGCCATCTTTCTTCATCAGGCTTCCGAACTTGTCATGGATGACCATAGCCGGGATGGCAAGCATTAAGTTAAAGGCCAGCTCGCAGCCTTTCTTGGTGGCTTCTTGTTTCATTGCATCGATGTCTGACTGTTTGATGGAAACCATGGGATCCTTCTTTTTGACACCTAGTCTTCTTCTTTCCTGCCTATTCACTTTGATCCCCCCTCGAATACTTACCACTTATGGATTTTCTTCAATCATTCTCCTTTACCTAAAATGGTATGTCTTCCTGCGGCCCTTTCTCAGGGAACATGCTCTCTTCTCGCTGCTCCAGTTTGGAAGGGCCGAACTGGTTAAACCCGCCGGAATTGTTTCCATAGCCATTGGAAGCGCTGCCGGATCCCTTGCTATATCCACCGGAATAGCTTCCGTCGGATGACGCCTTGCCTTCTCCCCACTTGGGATCAGCTACGATGTCTGCTACGACTTCCATGATCCAGTGTCTCTGGCCGCTGTCGTCATCGTAGGATCTGGTGTTCAGGCTGCCGTGGATGTAGACGAAGGTTCCTTTCCTGCAGAAGTTGGCCACTCTTTCCGCGATGGCTCCCCAGGCAACGACATTGATCCATACAGTCTGTTCCTTTTGCTCCCCATTCTGCGAAACATAGAGGCGACTGGAGGCGACGGTAAATGTGGCAACGGCTCTCCCTGTCTTGGTGGATCTAACGGTTGGATCTCTTGCGAGGTTCCCGGATATTTCTACGCTGTTCAATTCTTTCTCCTTTCAATTCAATCCAATTCAATTCAATTCGCGGAAAATCGAAAAAATCTATCATTCTTCATTTGCCCGCTCATTGCTTGACTCCTGCTCATCATCCTGGCTCGTTTTAAAAAGGTTTTGTTCTCTCCGCTCGCCGCTGATGTAAAGCGCCGCTTCATCATAGATTTTCTTCATGATGCGGAGCACGTTATCGGTCGGAGTGATGTCTTCGATCGTGCTGAACCGCTGCGTGGTAGGGCTGCCTTTGAGGTAGAAACGCCCGCCCAGCCGCACTCCTTTCAGCGCCCCGGATTTCTTATCCCGCTTTGGCACTACTTTCTCCACCGCGAAAATGGCCTGTACCGGTTTCTCGGGTCTATAGTCCCCTGCCATGTCGGTATAGTAAAGGCTCATCGCCGCCATAGCGGTTCTAAATTCTTCTCTCGGCTGCTCTTCACACGTGAACGTTTTCACACCATCCACATCGACATAACTGATGGAAACACTGCTGTTATTCAGCTGGATACTTTGGAATTGGATTTCTCCCGCCCACAGGGTTCTGCCCTCTTCACTCTCGAGCAGATTTTGAATTTGGTTTCTTAGGCACTGGTCTTGTTCTCTCAGATTCTCTTCTGTCATTCTGCTTTCTCTCTTTCTTCGGCTTCTTTGCATACTTGTTCCCGGAATCATCCGCTATGCAGGCTGAGATACCACCCGGTCCAAAATTCGATCTCGATTTTCCGTCTTTGACTAATGGGTTCTCTCCTGCACCAGTAGAGATGGTGCTGCGGGTGGTCTTTCCTTTTGGTTTCAAGTTTCTTGGCTTTGAAGGCTTTCCTTGTCCCTCGGAATGTTCTGCCTATGATTCTTTGAATGATCATGCGTGCATCGTGCTTTCTCATTCGATCCCCCCATGTGACTCCCTTTTTCATGCATGTTTTGCAATATTTTTCTTCTCCTTTCGTCCGGAATATGGCGCCGCACCCGGCGCAAATTTTCTGCAGGGGCTTTGCTTTCTTTGCGATTTCTTCCCGCCTTTTTGCTGCCTGTTCTTTGGTCATCAGCATGGCGACTGGAAAGAAACCGGTGTCGTCGTGGCTGTAGTTCTCGGCATCTATATGACGCTTTGCGCTGACGCCATTGATATAGGCTCTTGTCACGATCCATTTCACCGGGACGCCGGATGAATTTTGAATGTACACTTCAGGCTTTCTGGCGCGTAAAAAAGCGGTGTATTCTTCCCCTGTCATAATAGATCCCTCTTTTCTCTTCTGATGAGACTCCCTAAGCTCATGCCGCCGGACATGCCGATTTCGCCTTTTCTGTGCTTGTTGCTCTTGGAAGTATTGTGCTTCCAGTATTTCTTCTCGCAGAGGCTGCAGCAGAAGACGGTCCTCTTATCTGTTCTTTCCCAGACGAGGACTTCATGCCCGCACTCTTTACAGGAGAAGGCGCGGATGATCGACACGCCTTTGGGTGGATCAGGATGCTTGATTTCTTTTGCTTTCCGATTGTGCCTTTTGCAGCACCTGTAGGAGCAATACTTCGTACTGCCGACAAATGATTTCCCGCACTCGGGACAGATCTTACTCATTTTTTCTCCCTCGCTTTTTCTTCTTGGGGATTTCTACATACCTTGCGATCTGCAGCAGATACCCCCATCCTGTGAAGGTATTCATGACGTCTGCCAGAGCATATCCCTTTTTCGCCGTCGGTCTTTCTCTCCATTTCTTAGACTGGATGGTCTGATATTGGACTTCCGGCTTCTTGAGGTTTCTGGAAGCGACGTATCTTACTTTCTGCTTTCCTTCCCTTACTGTGATGCTGGACTCTTTCGTGAAGTAAGCGGAAAGTTTCTTGGCGTCCCTTTCTTCTCCCTGGTATTCGATGATGTCATAGGCGCTTAGCTTGGAGTGCCCCCATGTATCTCTGAGTTCCTGCTGTTCCAGGACTTTGTTCACAAGGATGTGATGATGGATTCTTTTTGCTTTGTATTCCGTGGTGTAGATGTAGCGTAGTTCTTGCCCTGCTTTCTGGTAGCGTCTCCGGAGTCTCTTGATGTAGTTCGTAAGATGGCGGATGGCTTCATCGTAGTCTTTCGATTCTTTGGCATAGGTCAAGGTGATGTACTGATCTCCCTGCTTGAAGTTGGTGAGAAGAATTTCTTCCAGATGCCTCACCGCTCTTCTCGCATTGACCTTGGCCACGGCTTCCGGGGTCTTGTTGAAATTTTTGATACGAGTCTTTTTCCCTCCCAGGCGGCAGGTGAAATACTTCTCTTCTACCTTTCCTCCCGGGTAGGTGAAAATACGTTTTCTATACGGCATCGGTCCTCCAAATAATAGCCTTAACAAGGGGGCAAAGGGGACGGAAAATCCCCTTTGTGCCTTGCTTTTCTGGACTTTTCATGAAGGGCGTGATATACTCTCATATAGAAAAACGTGAATTTATCTTTCACCCTTCGCCGCCTGTTCCCGCAGGCGGCTTTTTCGTGTACAAACATTTCCCATTGCTGGCCGCTGTCATTGGTACGTGGTATTCACACGTTTCACAATGTTCTTCACAGACGGCCGCTTTTTCATAAGGGCAATGGCAGGTGTGCTTCATACTCCTATGACATACGGGGCAGATGGTATTGTCTTCTCTTAGTATTTGAAGCCTGGCCTTTTCTCTGGCAAGCAGTTCTTCCGGATCTTCTTGATACGGGTAGCTTCTGCAGTCTGGTATAGGGCTGTCAAACTTGCTTCTCTTTCTTCGTGCCATGCCTTGACCTCCTTGCTCGCCAGATACTTCTGGGCGATTTTCTGCCATTCTTTATCCACACTCCCGAATCCGTTGTGAAATATGTAGAAGTGGGTCTTCTGGTCTAAGGTGATGAGGTTCTCTGCGATGTCTTCTCCGCCGGAAGCTACGGGAATAACATGGTGGACGTGGGTTCTCCCCATCGGACACGGGACTCCCAGTATTCTTTCATAGACGTCCCATAGGTCTCTATCTCGGAGACGGACGATCTCAAAGAGCTTGTACCTATTATTTCTCGACAGACGGATCATCTTCTGCCTCCTTTGGGATCAGGTCATCGATCTCTTGCAAGAGCCCCATATCACCGGCTTTCTCTTTGACTTCGTCGATAAGATGCTGCGTCAGCACTCTCAGAAGGCAGGTCTGTCTGGTGTATGGGTTCTTTCCCATTTCTCCAAAGGCTTTGATCACTTGATAGGCACACACCACCAGAATTTCTTCGTTGTTGATGCCGATGCGCATTTCTCCTTCACCATCTTTTCCAATGAGCATGATGCAGTCATCACATTCGGTTTCCTTTTTGATTTCCATGATCTTTCTGTCGATGTATTCTTTGATTTCTTTCTCAGTCATTTCTACCCCTCATCTTCCTACGAAGTTCGTTCCCCGGTCCTTTGTCCAGGGCTTCGTGAATCATCCGGTCCAATGTCTTCTTGCTGTATCTTTCGTGGCAGTCCATGTGTGTCGGCACAAGGCGGCCGCCTATCTTTTCCATCATTTCTTTCCCTCGCGGTATGGGCTTCCCGCAGCGGGCGCAGTAGTAGATCATCAAAGTGCCCCCTTCTCGGTAAGGGCGATCAGCTCCTTCAGCATGGATGCGCGGTTTAGGTGCCACTCGGCAGCGGCGCTTTCTCCCCGCTCCATGTCACGCTTCGCGCGTACAATTTCCCGCTTTTCTAGCTCTTTGAATTTTTCTACAAGCTCTGCTTTCGTGTATGTGTCCTACATGTTCTTTCCTCCTTCCCGTAAACGCCGGTGATGCCGCTAGCCCTTTCGATTTCTTTCAGGCTCTCTTTCAGAGCGCTGATGTAGCCTGCGTGCCAGAAGTAGTCTTTGACTCTTCCTTCGTGGTCTGCATTGTCAGCCCTAGCCTGTTCTTCATAAAGCTGCCTCTTGATGTGCTTCATGAATTCGATAATGATTCCTTCGTCAATCATGTTTCTTCTCCAACATTCGGGCGATATGCTCCGCTGCCATGGAAGGATTCAGCCCGGTTTCTTTACAATATTCCTTGATGAGCGCGGCAGCTGCCATGATGGTCCATTTCGGATCTTTGTCCGACTGGTCTATCGCCACATGGCACAGCTGCTCTCCGATCATCCAGAGCTTAACCCAGCAGCCTCTCATCCGCTTTCACCTCGATCTCGATAGTCGGCACGATGCCATAGTTTGGATCTTTCGTATCAGTATCATTCCCATAAAGCCCGCTGACGATCAGCCCTTCGCCTTCTTCGCTGAGCTCCAGATTCCCTTTGAATCCTTCATAGTATTCGTTTCCCTCTGTATCGAAGACGTAGATCCACTGGTCTTCCGCGGGAATGAGTGCCAAGATATCGTTCAGCGTTGTCATTGTGCCACCGCCATAAGGAGTGTGAACGCAAGGACGCCAAGGGCTGCCGTCCCGTAGGCTGCAAATGCGTGAAATACCTCTTTCCAGAAATCATTCGCTGCCTTTTGCTTTTCTGCAGCGATGTTTTCCTGTTCCCGTTCGCGTGCATCCATCATCTGATGGACTACCGCTACCGCTTCTGCACTGGTCATGATTTCCTCCTAACTTTTCCATACCGCGAACCCTGTCGCGAATGCCAGGATAATGATGATGGCGAGCTCTGCCAGCATGTACTTTGCCATCCTCTTCGCGGCTGCTCTCTGCTCTTTCATCTTCTCTTCAATGTCTCGGCACTGGCGGCGGAGCATGTCCGCTTTCAGGGCAAGCTCTCCTAATGTCTTTGCTTCTTCGTCTGTCAAAATGGTTCTCTCTCCTCTACATTGAGATCAATGTTCTCGATCTTCAGATTGTGCCGCAGGTATGTCCGGCATCCAACTAACACATTGACGGCTTCCTCGTAGGTGAGGTCACTGTCTACCAAAACATTCAGCACTTCCTTGATGGCTGTATTCCTTTTCTTCCTCCAGGCCTCGAAGGACCTTTCGAACTTCTCTGCCGTCTCGTTCATCTGCTTCATCTGCTTTTCCAATTCTTTCTTGTCCATGGCTTCTCCTTTCTTGCTATACTGTTATCAGGAGGTGTTACTATGATTGAATCTAAAGATGTAATTGATGTTCTTGCCGAATTCCAGAAGCGTGAAGGTATTATCGCTAGAGACAACCTGCCTTCCGTTATGTCTAAAGACATGCGGGGTTATTTAGAGCGCTCCGGTTTGATTGAAGGCATTGATCCTGTGATTCCTGGCCTCGATACATGCCTGTTTTGGCAGATTACCGAAAAGGGGAAACGGGCTATTGCTTCTTACGAGAAGGATCAGAATAAAATCCGCGCTTTGTTCAACAATGAAAGAAACACGAGAGTTACGATCCTGATTTCCTTTTTCAATCTTCTGGTTACTCTGTATGTTGCTATTTGCAAATGATAATAAATACATTCACGGCGGCTGCCGCCAGGTTAAGCAAACAGACGACAAGAAGCATGTCATTCAGCTTTCTCTGTCTTTCGTACTCGTTCATGGCAGCCTCACATTCCCTTCAGTCTCTTACAATTCAAGATCTCACGGATCGCGGTGATGATAGTATCTCCGCAGATGTTCACACGTTCCATCTCGCCACTCTTGAAGTAGATCCATGCGACGTCTTCACCTTCCTTGTTCTTCTCTACTTCGATATCGAAGATCTCTGCGTCACCCTCATTGAGGGCGCACACAAGCTGCTTAAAGGCGAGATCTCTTCTCGCTTCAAAGTCTCTTCTCTGTTCTTCTTGCAATTCTTTGTCTGTCATCTTTCCTCCACATTCCTCCTTCCTGCTATACTGATAAGCAGAAAGGAGGTGATACCTATGATTCTTCGTCGAAATATTTCTGGCATTATCGCCAGCGGTTATGAAGACGGACACCTGCAGGTGATTCTTCCCGGTCGCCGCCGGATTGAATTTCTTTCAGACGTCCCTGAAGCAGAGCACTCCGCTATGCTTTCTTCTCCGGATCCTCGTCGCTATCTGTATGATCTGCTCAGAAAGTATCGGCATAAGGATCCGGTTGAGACCCTCGGCTGATTTCCGCTTCCGGTATCCCATATCGCCCCGTCATGAGTTTCGCGCCGTCGTATCTTACTACGACTTCCGCTTCGTCCAGCCCATGAGATTCCTTCCTACGTTTTCTCATGTAGTCCATCAGTGGCTGCACCGCCTTCTCGAAGTTTTGGAAATCCAGAATGTCCTCTTTCTTATCTCTCTTGAGAAACTTCTTCGCCTTCAGCGCTATTGCGTCTGATGGGAAAAGGAACATATGATCTTCCTCGAATGGGATCCCCGCCGCGAGCAACTGCTCGCGGCATTTTTTGAATTCGTTCTCATCCACTCTTCTCACCTCAATTCATCATCTTCTTCACTCTTTCCATGGCGTCCGAAAGGAAATAGAACTGGTCTTCATAGCCGGATACTTTCTTCTCCAGCTCGCGGATCCTTTTCTCGAGACGCCTTCTTTCAAAAGGGCTCATGGGGCTCTCGTCCCCTTCCAGGCCTTCCGCCCTTTCGACGGAGGCTCGGGTGTACCATACGCCGGGGATGGCGAGCGCCCTTTTAATCAACCCGTCTTTCTCTCGACGGGCGATGGTGGACGTGTCGCACCCCCAGCGTTTGGCCACCTCTTTCTGAGATAGCAGATTCTCACTGTGTGGCATGGCGTGCCTCCTTACTAGCTTACTTGAATTATATTCATGCAAAAAGGAATAAAAAAGACGTATTACTCATACTTAATCTCAGAAAGCGAGATCTGAAAATGCTGGCACAATGCCGCCACTTTCCCGATCGGTACTTTTGCGAGATTCTTTTCCCATGCGCAATACGTCTGTTTCGATACTCCTAATGCATTTGCTGTCTTCTGCTGCGACTCCCCTTTGCGAGCTCTTAATTCCTTTGGCGTGTATTTCATTCTTCTCACCTCCCTCTCTGTAACTACATATTACATGAATTAAATTCAAGTGTCAACCGATATTTGAATATTATTCAAATATACTTGAACTTTGTTCAAAGTTATGGTAACATGATTTTAGATTTCAATAGAAAGGAGGTGTACTATGCTAGGTCAAAACTTACGATTTCTCAGACTGAAGCACGGTTTCTCGCAGAATTACATTGCGAGTTATCTTGGTAAAAAGTCATTCACCACTGTTCAAAAGTGGGAAACTGGCGTTGCAGATCCACCACTGGGGATCGTTGGTAAGCTCGCGGAACTCTACGAAGTTTCTATAGATGATTTGTATTATCGAGATTTATCTTTACCCGCTATCACGAAATCTCACATCGAACTAACTGAGCACGAGGAGCAGCTGGTGAAGAAGTACCGGCTGCTCTCCCCCGCCGGAAAGGCGACGGTGGATGCCGTCATCGACGTCCAGTATTCAGCGATCTGCGGGCCGCCGGATACGTCTTGACCTCTTTTGGGGCAAATTAAAAACCGTACCCATACATTCGTATGGATACGGCTGTGCCGATGGAGATGGCAGTCTCCCGTTGGCGTGTAATGTCCCATGCAATGAGGCGGATTACAACTGTATTATACCATGTACCGCCTCTGTTTCCAATGAACGGAGGTTTTTCTAATGGAACTGAATTACAAATTTATCATCCGCAAGCGAGCGAAGACGAATGGCGGGGCGAGTTACCAGCTGATTCTCTCCTACCGGGATCGGGATGGGAAGTGGAAGCAGAAGTCCAAGGGAGGCTATGCCTTGCGCTCTCTAGCGGCTTCCGACAAGGAGAAGGAGAAGCTGCTCGCGGCGGCCAGGAAAGCAGGAGATATTGATCCAGTGAATGAAGGTATGACGCTTCGCGAATTTTCCGATCTCTACCTTTCCGGTCGAAAGGAGCTGGCAGAAAATTCTCTCATGCTCTATGAGTGGATGACTTCCGTTTCCGGCTCTCTGCTGGATAAACCGATGATGGATATCACATATACGGATATGTTTACGAGGCTTCATACGCTGCCTTTCGGGGAGAATACAAAGAAAGGATGGGTGCGGCACATGAAGCATCTCTTTAAAGAGGCGGTGAAGTATCGCGTCATCAGCATTTCGCCGATTTCCGATCTGACATACAAGCCCCGTATGGACGAGGCAGGGGAGGCGTCTCGCATTCGCACGATGACGGCTGAAGAGATTTCCTACCTGCTGACGTCTCTGCATGAAGAGAATTTGGAGATGTGGATCCTTATGACTATCGCGGCGTACACCGGGGCCCGCGTGGGAGAGCTTCTGGCGCTCACGATGGGGGACGTGAATTTCGAGACGCGCAGCATTTCTTTCAACAAGCAATTCTCCCGCGTTCATAAGTATGAGATGGGTGTCAAACGCATGAAGTCTAAGAACTCCTGCCGCACGGTTCCTATCCCCCGCCTTCTGTATCAGGCGCTCGTAGAGTACAGGGATTTCCGAGTCCTCTACTTCCATGGTCGCCTGACAAAATACCGGCATGGCGAGACACTGAATACCATCCTTCGCAAGTACCTCCCTGCGCACAGCATGCACGACTTCCGCCATACCTATGCGACGCGCCTCTTGTCTTCTGGCGTGGATATCAAAACGGTCGCCAGTCTCCTTGGTGATACCATCACCACGGTGGAGCGTGTGTATATCCACTATACGGATGAGATGAGAGCAAAGGCAGCGCGAGATGTTGATAGGATATTTGGATCATAA